TTGCAGAATAAGGAGTGAAAGTATGGCTAAATATGTAAAGAAGCCTGTTGAGATAGAAGCAATCACGTTTGATTATCTTATGAGAATCGGAGCAGAGAACGCTGATACTGTGGTTAACGGTATGCCTGTTAAGTTTACATACAATGGTTATGTCATTAGACAATATGACAGCAATTCTTATATCATTCCGACACTAGAGGGAGATTTTCTCATGACAAAAGATGATATGCTTATCACTGGCGTAAACGGAGAAATCTATCCATGCAAGAAAGAAATTTTTGAAAAAACTTATGAAAAGTGTATTGAAAAATCCATAGTATAGCATTTACAATAATACTTGTAACAAATAATAGTTGTTGTTGAATAAATCATTTTTTACTTGCTAGTATGTGATTTGTTTCGAAGATTTTTCATGTTACAACCCTTTTTCTTATTGATTTTATAAAGCATAATACAGCAGGACTTCTAACGAGGTCCGTGGAAACATAGTTCAGTTGGTTAGAGCATCCACCTCATAAGTGGACGGTCACAGGTTCGAATCCTGTTGTTTCCATTAGCCACAAAAAGTGGCGATCAATAGCATTTATTTTCTAACACATTTATTGGTAGAGCTGTAATTTTTTCATACTCCTCTAAAAAACGTTGAAGCATCATGTTGTCGCATGGTGCTTTTTTCGTGAAAAAAATTAGAAAAATGAGTAGAAAAAAAGAGTCTCAGTATCTTACAATAAAAGAGTAGATTGTTTGATGCTCATGTGATTCAATCAGCTAACCTCCTTCCATAAGTTTTAAGAGAGAGTTAGAGGCTCAAGAGTGGTTCAAGTCCACTCTTCTCTTTTACCTTGACTTAGGTATATAAGTCTTAATCCATTACCGCAGACGAGCGGTATACAAATATCGTATAGGAGGATATACAATGCAGAATTACGAACAGATTTTAGCAGAATTAGGAATCGAAGTACCAGAGGACAAAAAGTCCGATCTGAAAAAGAAGATGTCTGAAAATTACAAGACTGTAGCTGACTACGATAAACAGGTAAAGAAAAAAGATGAATACAAAATATCTTTAGACGATGTACAGACCAGATTAGCCGAATTAGAGAAAGAAGATGTTGACGGTCTTAAGGCTAAGATTACAACATTAACACAGGAGCTTACAGACGAAAAAGAAGCAAGAGCAAAAGAAGCTAAGCAGACAGAGTTAAGAGACAAGGTAAAAGATTTCTTATCTGATAAAAAATTTGTAAATGCAATCACAGAAGACTCTATCCGTTCCCAGATGATTCAGAAGTTAGAAGAAGAGAATGGGAAAAATGCAGAAGATGTATTTAAAGAACTTACTACTAAAGATGGGAAACCAATTGAGAACATCTTGGTTGATGAAAAGAAAGCACCAGCTCCTAATATCCCAAGCTTTACAACTAAGTTCAACAGCGGAGAGCAGAAAAAGGGAACACAGAAGTTAAGGGAAATGTCTTTAGACGAAAGAATGAAGCTTAAGGCAGAGGACCCAGACTACTATGCAACCTTATTAAATGACAGATAGATAATACCGACTCACAATATGGAAGTGAGCCGCTAACCTAAAAATCCCTTAATAGTTGTAGGTAGATGGGACAA